ACGTTGTAGGGCGGGTCGGTGAAGACCATGTCCACTGGCTCGCCGTCAAGCACCCTGTCGTAGCTCTCAGCCACGGTCGAGTCGCCGCACAGCAGCCGGTGGCCACCCAGCATCCAGACGTCGCCGGGCCGTGACACCGGCGTCTCGGCAACGTCCGGCACCGCGTCGTCGTCGGTCTGGCCTTCTCCCTCCGGTTCGTCGCCAGCCATCAGTTCAGCCAGAGCGTCTGCATCAAAGCCTGTGAGCGACAGATCGAAGTCGGCATCCTGCAGATCCGCCATTTCGATTCGCAGCAGCGCATCGTCCCAGCCGGCGTTCTCTGCTATCCGGTTGTCCGCGATGATCAGCGCCCGGCGCTGCGTCGGGGTCAGGTGATCGAGGACCACCACTGGCACGGTCGCCAAGCCCAGCTTCTGGGCTGCAACCAGCCGGCCGTGACCGGCAACGATCACACCGTCGCTGCCGGCCAGGATCGGGTTGGTGAATCCGAACTCAGCGATCGACGCGGCGATCTGCGCCACCTGCTCCGGCGAGTGCGTCCGGGCGTTGCGTGCATATGGGATGAGCCGGGTCGTAGGCCAAGGCTCGATCTTGTCGGCGAGCCAGGAACTCATTGCCCTGTCTCCCCGGCGAACAGTCGCTGCTTGGTCACCTCCGTGAAGCTCTGGCCCGTGGCCACGAGCGTGACTTCCGCTTGCGGGTGGTTCTGCAGGAAGCGACGGATCGCCACGTCGACGTACTCAGGTGCGATTTCCACGGCGCGGCAAATGCGCCCCGTGCGCTCGGCCGCGAGCATCGTGCTGCCACTGCCGCCGAACGGCTCGAACACGATGTCGGCCTGCTCCGTGAAGGCCTCAATGACGAATTTCGGCAGGGCCACCGGGAACACGGCCGGGTGGTCGATGTCCTGCCCGATCTTCCCCTTGTGCCGTATGACGCGGATTACCGAGTCGGGGATGCGGAAGTCTTGCGTCGGCTGGCCTGCGGCCGTCCACCCGCCCACCTCGCCATCCTTGCTGCGCATCGCCGTGGACGATCCGTCGGCGCGCAGGTGCGTCTCCTGGCCCGCGAACTTGCAGGGTACGATTTTGTTCGGCTTGCGGCTCTCGCGGTTGAAATGGAACACGAACTCGAAGCTCGGCGCGAATCGTCCGGACCAGTCACCGGGCATGCCCGGCCCCTGGTCCCAGACGTACCAGGCGAAGCGCCGCCAGCCGGCCGTGCGCATCCACTCGACCCACGCGTTCCAGTACGGGATGAACTCGTTGTCCCGATGGATCAGGCCGAGGTTGACCAACACCTGTCCGTCAGTGGCCATCGGCACGTTGCCGAAAACGCCGCGCATGAGCCCATCCCAGTCGGCGATGCCACCGCTCGTGTAGTCGCGCTGGTTGCCATAGGGCGGTGACGTGAAGCACAGCCGGGCGCGCTCGTCCGCCATCAACGCGGCAACCACGCTCGCGTCGGTCGAATCGCCGCAGATCAATCTGTGCCGTCCGATTGCCCAAACGTCGCCGACTTGGCTTACCGGAACCTGTGGCGGTTCGGGCACGTCGTCTGCGGCGTCCGCATCGGACTCACCGGACTGAGCATCGTCCTCCCCGGTAGCACGGGTCAGGAAGGTCTCGATCTCGCCATCGTCGAAGCCGGTCAGCGCCAGGTCGTAGCCGGACTCGGAGAGTTCCGCTAACTCCAGCGCCAGCAGTTCTTCGTCCCAGCCGGCGTCGAGCGCCAGGCGGTTGTCGGAGATCACGTAGGCCCGCTTCTGTGCCGGCGTCAGGTGCGCCAGTTCAATCACCGGCACCTCAGCGAGGCCGAGCTTGTGCGCGGCTGCCAGGCGCCCGTGTCCCGCGATGACGCCATTGGCGCCGTCGACCAGCACCGGGTTGGTCCACCCGTACTCCACGATGCTGGCCGCGATCTTGGCGATCTGGGCATCGGTGTGGGTTCGTGGGTTCTTGGCGTAAGGGATCAGCGTCTCGACCTTGCGGTAGGCGACGTTGAGGGTGTTCAGGATGTGGTCCTCGAAAAAAGCGCGGCCCGAGCGGGAAAGGAGTGAACCCACCCGGGCCGCCAGGGGCACTGCTCGCGAAATGAAAGAGCCCGCCGACGGGGTTGCCGTGGGCGGGCTCGATGACTGGTTGGGGTGCAAACTGCAAACCGGTGCAAACCTCGGTTTGCAGTCAGACGCTAGGCGAATGCCGCGCTCGCGCCCCCCGCATTGCATTTTCGGGAGGAAGGACCCGTCGCAATCGCGTCGGCCCTCCCGAAGTCAACTCTGTCCAGAAGATAGCTCGAATACTACGGGCAACCGGGGTGTTTTGTTGCACGCGGAAAACTCGCTGATGCCCTCTGATGCGGGCTGGTTCGCGATGGCCCGCGCCAAAACACGCTAATTCACGACGCACAAGCAACCCCATTGAGCCTGTCGGCCACGACTTGCAGTGCCCGCTGCCAGCGCCGCCATGCCGTCGTGCGATCGCAGGCAAAGCGCGTCGAGATCTCGCGCCAGCCGCATCGCTTGGCACGCATCCAGATCAGGTGCCGCTCCTCGATCTCCAGCCAGAGCACCCAACGCATCGTCTCCAGCATCCGCTCGACCGCCTCAGGGCTTGGAGGGAAGGGACGGTAGACCGGCTCGTCACCGGAGAAGACCTCCCACTGCTGCCGCACGATGGGCGGCCAGGTGTTGAAGTACCCCTGCACTCGCACGGGAGGGAGGCGGCGCCCAGTGGTTGCAGACTCCTCGAAGCGTGCTGCCACGTCCTCGATGGTCCAGAGGATAGCAGTCCTAGTCACGGCGGCGTCCTCCCACTCCGTACAAGCGCTCGCCGATGCGGCGCACGAACTCACGCTCGACGAAGTCCAGACGGTCGTCGGACTCGTTGACGACCAGGATGTGCTGCTCGCGCCAGCCCTGCTGTTTGACGGCTTCGACGTCGGTGGTCTCGGGTTGCAGGCGTCCGAGGGGGCAACGGTAGGAAGGGGTGTGCATCTTCATCTCACACCTCCTGCGTCTCGATCGCCCAGTGCAGGATGGCCAGCGCATCGGCTTCGTTGTCGTCACCAGGACAGTGACCGCGCTGGCTGACCGACGCGATCATCTCGTCCTTGCCGGCGTTGCCCTTGCCGGTCGCGTGCTTCTTGATCGTCCCCACGGGCACACCTTGGTACGGAATGCCGTGGTGCTCGCACCATGCCGTCAGGTGGCCCATGAAGCCGCCGTAGGCATGCGCGGCATCCACGCCGGCATGACGACGGACTTCCTCGAAGTACACCGCGTTGATGTGGTCGCAGGCCGTGCGCAGTTCGGCCAGCCAGCGCTTGAAGCGCAGGAAGCGCATGCCCCCGCCCTCGAAGCGCTGTGGCTTGAACTGCTCAGTGCCACTGGTGATCGTTCCGTCCGTGTGCAGCAGAGCCCAACCGGTACGGGTGCCCAGATCAAGGGCCAGGATCGTCGTATTCATCTCTTGCTCCATTTCTGGGGCGAGTGACGGATGTGACGGGTTTGCCGGTTATCTCCCCATTGTGTGCGCACGCGCACGCGTAAGGGGTTAATCGGTAGACCTGTCAAATCCGTCACTCGACCCCGCATCAGTCGTCTCGGTAGGGATAGCCGCCCCCGTAAGGCTTCGGACGCAGGCTGATGCCCGCCAGCGCCCGCGCACCTCCGGTCAGACGACACTTCTCGAACTTGCGGGTGGCCATGAGTTCGGCGAAGCGCTTGACCGAACCGACGTACTCGCCGGCCCGCTCCGCCCACTCACGCCAGTCGGTGAACAACTCGGAGACGCCCTCGCGGTGACTCTTGGAGAGCAGGCAGCGCTCCTCGATCCACTGGCCCAGGGCGTCCTCTGCCTCGAAGTACTCCTCGGTGGCCGACACGACGCACGGTGGCGGCCGCAGCCCATCGCGCTGCCACGCGAGGCAGCCATCGATCGCCCACGCGAGGATCCCGTCCCGTTCGGCCAGCAGCCGCTCCGTCAGTTGGCCGTCGCGTCTTTCGGGTGGCACCGTCACCGTGAACGGGATCAGGTGAAGACGGCGCTTCATGGCTTCGTCCACGTTGCGAATCGAGGGCTTGTGGTTGCCAGCGATCACCAACTTGAACTGCGGGACGTACTCGAAGAAGTCCTGCCGCATGAAGCGCGCTGACACCTTGTCGCCTCCGGTGATGGCCTTGACCTTGGACTCGTTCCAGCGCCGCCCCTGCTCGGTCTCAATGGACGCGACGAAGCGCGCGCCACGCAGGCCGGCGAGATCCGTTGGATGCCGATCGCCACGCGCCTCCATGAACGTGTCCATCGGCGCGCTGGTGGCGTAGTCCCCGAGGATCGTGGTGAGCGTGTTCACGAACACCGACTTCCCGTTGGCGCCCGTGCCGTACAGGAAGAAGAGCGCGTGCGCGCTGGTAGCACCCGTCAGGCAGTAGCCGACCATGCGCTGCAGATAGGCCTGCAAGTCCTGGTCGCCGCCGGTCACGTCGTCAAGGAACGAGCGCCAGCGCGGGCAATCGCCCCTGGGTGTTGCCGTCGCCAGCTTCGTCATCCGGTCAGCACGGTCATGCAGACGCAGACGCCCAGTGCGCAAATCCACCACACCGCCCGGCGTGTTCAACGCAAAGAGATCCGCGTCCCACTCCTCGGACGTCGACGAGTGCCGACGGTCGGAGCGCGCCAGCCGATCCACGCCGCCCACGGTGCCACTGGCGAGCAGCTTCGCTGCCAGCCGATGCGAGTCGACTTTGAGTGCCGCCTCGCGGCAGATGGAGCGGATCAGGTGGTGCGCCAGCAGCGTCTCATCGGGCTGCCAGCGGCTGCCGGTCCACACCAGCCACTTGCCCCACGCCGCGCAGTACCGCCAGTCGTCGGCGTAGCGCGAGGTGAAGGCCAGCGCCAGCGCATCGTCCGTGGCCCAGACCGTCGCTTCCTGCGAGCGCACGGTGTTGAGCGGCTTGATGCACATGCGGGGGCCGGAGGCGATGAAGCCCTGAATGTCGAAGCCCTCGCTGATGGCATCGGCCGCGTCCCAGCCGTCCGGCTTGTCATCAGGCGGGAGCAGCACATCGCAGGACGCGGCGCCTACGGTCAGGAGCGCCTGCGCGGCCGACATGGCGTACTCCCAGCCCGGCTTGTCCCGGTCGGGCCAGACCAGGACCGCCTTGCCCTGCAGCGGACTCCAGTCGGTCTTGTCGACCGGCGCGTTGGCGCCGTGCATGGCGGTGGTCGCCACGAAGCCCACACCGATCAAGGCCTGCGCGCATTTCTCCCCTTCGGTCAGGACGACCGTCTCGGCCGCCACCAGTCCGGGCTGGTTGAACAGGGGCCGGGGTTCGGGCGGCGCCATCTTGCGGCGCTTGGCATCCCACGGGCGGAACTCCTTCTTCCGTCCGGGTGGGTCGTAGCGATAGACGACCGCGATCAATTGCCCGCCGGCATCGAGGTAGTCCCACTTGGCCGTGGCGGGGCCGAGGTCATCGACTGGCGCTTCCTTCTTGGCCTTGCGCGGCGGCGTGGCCGGAGCACGGCCGACCAGATCGCCGGCGTACTGCAGGACCTTCGGGAAGTCCTGCGTCACGTTCACGCCGAGGTAGGCCGCCAGCAGATCGAAGATGTCTCCGCCATCGCCGGTCGCCCGGTCCGTCCACAGCCCCGCCTTCTCGCCGTCGAGCACGACCTCGAGGCTGTCGCCGGGGCTGCC